AATACTGATTAACAAGGGAGGGTTTACACCCTCCTTTTTTTATGTTAAAATATCTGGAGATAATGCTATCTTATGGACAAAGATAAACTTAAACTAATTATTCGCAATCTTGAGTTGCTTGTAGATTCTTTAAAGTCTGAAGTTTATTCGGACACCCAAAATTATTTGGAGTATGATAAGATTAAAGCGGCTCTTACGGACTATGATGAAATTTTTGAAGACGATGATGGTTACCCCGATTAATTAAATGACAGTAAAACTTATTTCGACCACGCCCGATGCAGAAAAAACAATGGCGTATGTTGCTAGAGTTAGCAACCCTGCGAATCAAGACAACGAAAACTATGCCAAGTTGCTTGCTTATTGCATTAAGCATAATCATTGGTCTGTTTTTGAGCAGTCTTTTATGACTCTGGAGATTGAAACGACTCGTGGTATTGCAGCTCAAATTCTTCGCCACCGTTCATTCACCTATCAAGAATTTTCACAGCGTTATGCAGATTCTTCTCTACTGAGTGATTATATTCCTGTGCCTGAACTTCGTCGTCAGGACACTAAGAATCGTCAGAACTCCATTGATGATATTGCTGAGTATGAGAAACTGACATTGCAGAGTAAGATTCAAGATCATTTTGCACACTCTATGCGCCTCTACAAGGAACTTCTGGATCATGGTGTGGCAAAAGAGTGTGCAAGGTTTGTACTGCCTTTAGCGACGCCTACACGCATCTATATGACGGGTTCCTGCCGCTCTTGGATTCACTACATCAATCTTCGCTCAGCTAATGGTACTCAAAAAGAACATATGGATATTGCACTAGCATGTAAGGAAGTCTTCAAAGAACAGTTTCCTTCAGTGGCAGAGGCACTTGAATGGAAGTAGACTATTCCTATGTTTCAGATTTAATAATCGCTAGAAATATAGTAGCAATTTTTCAAGGAAAATCTGAAGCTGGTCCTCGTGCTTTGGGAAATCGTTCAATTCTTTATGATCCCAGAGATCCGAATGGAAAGAATCATGTAAACAGAATTAAAAAACGGGAGTGGTTTAGACCATTTGCGGGAACAATTCTAAAAGAACATGTACATCAATGGTTTGATATGGCAGGACTAAAGGAGAGTCCTTTTATGATGTATGCTGTTGATGCACACCTTGATGCAGTTCCTCACATTCCTGCTATTTTGCATGTCGATTGGACTTGTAGAATACAAACAGTAACTCAAGAACAAAATTATCATTATTATAATCTGATAGAATCTTTCTATCAGAAAACTGGTGTTCCAATATTGTTTAATACCTCATTTAATCTTGGCGGCGAAGTTTTAGTTGAAACTTTAAATGATGCTATAGATACGTTGAAAAGATCTGAGATTGAGTATTTGTTTTTACCAGAAGAAATGCGACTGGTTGTAGAGGAGAATAAGTAATGTATATTCTTGGTATAAACATATCTCATGATTCTTCTACGTGTTTACTTCAAGATGGAGAGCTTATCTTCTATCGAGAATTCGAAAGGAATTCAAAGGTAAAAGGTAATAGAATTCTTGAAAGCGATCCTTTTTTGTTTTATCATAGTGAAGATATAAAACAGCACACAACTTTTGTTGACTATGTAATATTTTCTACTTGGGAAAATCGTCTTGATCAGCAGAGGATTGCTTTTATATTGAATCAATTAAAAAATTTTGGATTGGAATGGGGTAACGTTGTCTTCAATGCAAGCGATCACCATTTATATCATGCTTCTAACGCAGCCTTTTCTTCAGGATTTGATGAATGTGCTTGCTTAATTATTGACGGCTCAGGATCTTGTTTGAAATCTGAAGACAGTAATCCATTCAGAGAAATTGAATCAGTATATTCTTTTAATTATTCTCAAGGATTGAGAACAAAATTTAAACATTATTCTAGATCAAGTGATGGTCTTTATACAGACTTTGAAATTAAAAACCAAGATGATTATATTGTAGTTCTTTCGGATTCTATAAGTTGTGGAAAATTATTTAATACCTTTTCATATGGACTGGGATATAAAGGTGTAGGTGATTCTGGTAAAATAATGGGATTGGCTTCTTATGGTAGACATGTTGATACTTATGGAAGTTGGTTTAATAGAATTTTTGATATTGAAATTACAAATAACAATACAATAATTCCACTCTCAAAGATGATTGGTAATTTACCACTTCAAGATCAACAAGATGTCTTAAAGACTCTTCAAGAAGAAACTAAAAATCATACAATACATCTTATTGAAAAGGCACTGGATCTATGCAATACAAACAATATTGTTTTATCTGGAGGATATTTTTTGAACTGCGTGAATAATTATCATTATCTAAGGTCATTTCCAAAAGTTAATTTTTACGTTGATCCAATCGCACATGATGGCGGTACATCTATTGGCGCAGCAAAATATTTGTGGTATGATATGACCAAAGATAAAACCATCAGAAAACTCGATACACTTTATCTCTAAATAACATTACATATTATTTCAGATTATGGCAATTTATCCTATTATTCATGTAGAGACAGGTGAAAAAAGAGAAATCGAAATGAGTGTTCATGAAATTACTCAATGGTACAAAGACAATCCCGAATGGAAAAGGGATTGGTCTGAAGGATGTGCATCCGCAGGCGAAGTGGGTGAGTGGGCAGACAAGCTCATTCAAAAAAACCCAGGGTGGAATGACGTATTAAGAAAGGCTTCTAAAGCACCAGGATCAAAAGTTAGACCTTTTAAATAGTATGCCAAGAAAAAAATCAGCAGGGATCGGAACCAGTCCAGTTCCCTTTGGAATGAGCAACAAGATGATGAAGAGAAAGAAACCAATTAATCTCGATTACATCAGAGCTATTGATCCTCTTACAGATAATCAGGAACGTTTATTTGATGCTTATGATGAGGGTAAAAATGTTGTTGCCTATGGTGCAGCAGGTACAGGTAAAACATTTATCACACTCTACAATGCATTGTTAGATGTTTTGAATGAAAAATCTCCTTACGAGAAGATCTATATTGTCCGCTCACTGGTAGCAACTCGTGAGATTGGTTTCCTTCCTGGAGATCATGAAGATAAGTCTTCGCTGTATCAGATTCCATATAAGAACATGGTGAAATACATGTTCCAGATGCCTACGGAAACTGATTTTGAAATGCTCTATGGAAATCTAAAGAATCAAGGAACAATTAGTTTTTGGAGTACATCATTCATTCGTGGTACAACTCTTGATAATGCAGTTATCATCGTAGATGAATTCCAAAACTTGAATTTCCACGAACTTGATTCAATCATTACTCGTGTTGGTGAGAATACTAAGATCATGTTCTGTGGTGATGCAACTCAGAGTGATTTGGTAAAGACAAATGAAAAAAATGGTATCATTGATTTCATAAGAATTCTTCATCAAATGCCTTCGATGGAACTGATTGAGTTTGGATTGGAAGATATTGTAAGATCTGGTCTCTGTAAGGAATACCTCGTAGCGAAGGCCGAACTTGGAATGTAATGGCAAATGTGAAAGTATATTATCTTGATCTTCATCAAGATAATCATGGTGAGCAACTGTTGTATAGAGAAAGAGATCTATATGATAATCGCTATGTATATACTCAATGTCCCGCATTCAATCATAAAAGTAATAGAACTTTTGTTGGATTTTCTCCAATTGATTTTACAATTAAAATAGATAGAAATCGTAAATTAGTTCTATCAGATAATGAAAACTATCTTCATTATGATATGGAGCATTTGTTTTCTCCAAATCCAGTATTCCAATTGTCATTTCCAAAATTTTTGTTTTGGACTAAAGAACCAAATGTTTGGTTCGAATACAAAGATCATCCAATGACATCTCTGAATAATAATTTTATTGGCATTGGTGGATGGTTTAATTTATCAAATTGGCCAAGATCCATGAGCAATGCTTTTACAGTTGTCGATGAGCAAAAACCTGTTATAATTAAGAAGGGAGATCCACTTTTTAGAGTTTCCTTTTACCCACCAGATTTAAATTCTGGTATTATTCTTAAAAAAATAACCGATCCAGAAAAAATAAATCAAATTTTAGAAAAATATCATTCGATAGGTAAAGTCAAATCAAACTGGATTAGTAAATTATTTACTAAAACTAATATTAAAAAGTGCCCATTTAAATTTTTATACGACCGATGACATTTAATCATGTAGAGCTTGATCTCCCCAGATTAGAGAGAGACACTATCGATGGTGTAAGATATTATACTGTTCCTGGTGAGTCTGACACATTTAAGTTAGTCTCAATTACTTCTGTGATCAGTCACTTTAACAAAGACTTTTTTTCTTCTTGGAGAAAGAAAGTTGGTGACGCAGAAGCGGATCGTATCACACGTAAGGCCACTTCAAGAGGAACTGATACTCATACTTTGATTGAACAGTATCTTCGCAACATGGACTGCATCTCAGACGTTCTTCCTATTTCTGAGATGTTGTTTCAGATTTCAATACCAGAGTTGAAACGTATAAATAATATTCATGCGCTAGAAGATTCTCTTTACAGTAAATATCTTGGTGTCGCTGGTACTGTAGATTGTATTGCAGAGCATGATGGAGAACTTTCTATCATTGACTTTAAGACTTCCAAAAAACCAAAGCCAAAAGAATGGATTGAGCATTACTTTGTTCAGTGTGCAGCATATGCGTGTATGCTTCACGAATTAACAGGATTATCTGTTAAAAAGTTCGTGATCATTATGACTTGCGAAACTGGAGAATGCGTAATCTACGAAGAACGAGATAAGGGAAAATATATTCGTCTTCTAACTCAATATATTAAAAAATTTGTCACAGATAAGTTGTCCAGTCTTGACAAATAATAAGTTATGTATTATGATGATCAAAATTCTTGTTATAAATGTACGTTAATCTTTTAGATCCTATGCAGAACGAACTCGAAAAAGTATTCGAAGATAAGTTTTTCTGCCAATCAAAATTTGCTCAAGAAATTGAGAGTCTCGTGCATAGTGATTTAAACATGAACTATATCGATGCTATCGTGTATTTCTGCGAAAAAAATAGCATTGATTTAGAAAGCGTTCCTAAGTTGATCTCAAAACCACTTAAGGAAAAGATTAAGTATGAAGCAATGCAATTAAACTTTCTGAAGCGTAGTTCAAGAGCCAGACTGGTATTCTAAATTTAGCTTTTAATTCCATTTTTGGTCGAAAAAAAACTCCGGCAAAAATTTTTGCCCATTACTTTTTTCAAATGATGCCCTTTGATACCTATAAAACCTATATTGCGCTGAAAAATCACTTTACTCAACCTAATTATGATTACCAAAAGTATTGCGGAAAAATTAAAGCGAGTGTCCAGTCTTTTTACAAGCGAAAAGACAGATTCTGGTTCGAAAAACTGTCCCGTAATAAAACTGACAAAGAAATTGAGGACTTTTTTGTCAGCAATTTTGTTATGGCCTCTGATCCTGCTAATTTGTGGGTTGGAAGTATTATTCGTGAAGGTGACCGAAATTACACAGAATGGCAAAAGAGGATTCAATCGCTAAGTTACGTTTTTAAGGAGGAAACGGAGCAATTGTTCTCTGAGAACAAATTTGAAGAAATCTTCGATTGTAAAAATGGTCATCCAGTAGTCCTTAAAAGATTCCTGAGCGGGAAAATTAGCCTGGAAACACTGGTGATCTATGATAGAATATTCCTGTTCGGGAAAGACTTTGACAAAAAGTTAAAAGACCCGATTTGGGAGATTGTGAGTATGAAAATGAAAAAGTATTCTCCCTTTCTAAATATCGATGTATTCCGTTATCGTAAAATCTTGAAAGAAATTGTTGTAGGAGACCGATGAGTTTTTTTGAATCCGAAGTTGTTCGTTCCGAGATGTCTGAAATTTCAGAACTTCAGGAAGAAGTGTATCATAACGTGTTTAAGTTCTTCAAAATGACAAAGGAGGACAAAATTAAGCATGTTGACGTACTTCAGAAGTTACTGAACAAACAACAAGTTCTCTACACAAGAATGAGTTTGTCTGATGATCCTGAAGCAAAAGCAATGAAGCAAAAAATTGCTGAATCTGCTTCGATGATGGGTCTTGAACCGAATGTTGATATGAACGTTATTTTTAGCAACATGTCAAAACTGATTGATGTGATGCGTGATCAGATTGACAAAAATGATCTGAAGGATTAGAATAACGGGGTACACAAAGGCCAAATCCAATTTATACGAGGTACACATGTCTTTTGCTAATCTTAAAAAGCAATCTAAACTTGGTTCGCTCACCGAAAAACTGGTGAAAGAAGTCGAGAAAATGAGCACTGGTTCTAGTGGTGCAGATGAACGTTTCTGGAAACCAGAGATGGACAAAACTGGTGTTGGTTCTGCAGTAATCCGTTTCCTGCCTGCTCCTGAGGGGGAGGATGTTCCCTGGGTGAAGATGTATTCCCATGCCTTCCAAGGCCCTGGTGGTTGGTACATCGAGAACTCCCTGACCACTCTGGGTCAGAAGGATCCTGTGTCAGAGCACAATCGTGAACTGTGGAACAGTGGTAGCGAGAAAGATAAGGAAACTGTGCGTAAGCAGAAGCGCAAACTGAACTATTATAGCAACATCTACGTTGTAAAGGATCCTGCAAATCCTCAGAACGAAGGTAAAGTGTTCCTGTTCAAGTTCGGTAAGAAGATCTTCGACAAGATTCTGAATGCAATGCAACCAGAATTTGAAGATGAAGATCCGATCAATCCTTTTGATTTCTGGTCTGGTGCTAACTTCCGCCTGAAGATCCGCAAGGTTGAAGGGTATTGGAACTACGACAAGTCTGAGTTTGAATCTTCTGCTCCTTTGCTGGAAGATGATGATGCTCTGGAAACTCTTTGGAAGAAAGAGTATTCTCTGACTGCCGTTGCTGGTGCTGATCAGTTCAAGTCCTATGACGATCTTGAGAAGCGTCTGAAGTATGTGTTGGGTCAGAAAGGCACTCCACGTATGCAGAGCTTCGAGGAAGAGGAAGCATATGAATCTTATGTTCAGACTCCTTCCAAAGAAGACAAAGTGATGGAAGAACTCGAAGCATCGTATCAGAAGAGCAAGTCTTCTCCTTCTCTTCCGAATCTGTCAACTGTTGATGACGAAGATGAAGATGATGCAATGAAGTATTTCCAGAAACTGGTTGACGAGTGATTACTCAAATAATCTAATATTGTCACCCTTCTTCAAGGTGGAGTTCACATATTGATCTCCACCTTTTTTATATGGCATGATGGTTTCTAAATCATTGAATAAAGTATTCAGATATATGGGCTTCAGAACGTAGATATTTCTCTTATCTTCTTGAATTTGATTCTCATAATCATAGTTTGTCACTTCATAAGCAATATTTGACTTAGTAACTTCTTGTGCTAATCCAGAATCGTAATATGTGATCGAATATCCTTGATCAACCTCAAGTCCTTTTGGTACGATTACAAGGTCGTTTCCATTTAAAATTTCTTCTGTTTCGTAGTGATGAACACCATTATATAATGTATTATAGTCACCATATTTTTCTAACAGATACTTATCAAATGTAATCTGAGTCATTGGCCACTCAGTTCGAATATTGAGTATATTGTTTGACAGGAGAACGACCCAATCTAATGAAGATTCACTATAAAACTTATAAGCAACATTATCTGGTCTTTCGTCACCAACTACTTGATACTTTGTGAAGAATGAAAGATCACCAAAGATATCTTCACGAATCTTTCCTCTTTTGAAAAGATTTTTTACATTATCATAATTTGAAATGTGTTGTTCGTCCTTATTACGACTGATGTATTCAAAATTAGGAACTTGTCTGAAGTATGGAGTTGACATTTTTAGTAACCGATAGTAGTCTTTGGTAATTCTTTATAATCTTCATTGAAGATTGGTTCAAGTTCGTTAAATTGTAAACTCAATCCATACTGAGTCATTGTAGATTCATCATCATAAAAAGTTGCATAAGAACCATCTGGAGTATAATCAACCGAACATTGTGATAATGCACATATTTTGATTTTATTTAATGAAGTATGTTCTTCTGCAGCTCCAATAGTTTTTGGTTTTTGACCATTTCTATAAGTAATTTTAAATACGTTTGGTGCTTTCAGGAACAAGTTATTTGGAGTTGTTCTAATTGACATTCCTTGTTTAAATAATCTAATAATACCTTTGACCTGTTTTGCTTCATCTTCACTTCTTGGTGATAATCTAAAGCTAAAATTAAAAGGTCTCAGTTGTGGGCCATTGAAGAGTAATTCAACGTTAGGATTAACAACTGCTCCAGAAAATCTTGAAAAAATGTTTGTACCGATTGCCTTTCCAGCAAACCATTGTTGAAGATATGATTTTACATTGGGATCGGTTGCCATATCCTTGAGTTTAGCAAAATCTGCTTCTGTATACCCAGACTGCATACCTTTTAATGATAACTGAGCTCCTAATAATTGTAGAGGATTGATTGAATCATTTTGCCAATCTACAGAATTAATATCTGAAATAGTTGGTTGTATTGGCAATATCACTCTACCAAGAACTTTTGTTTCATTAAATTGTCTTTGGCCAAGACCAGTTGTTGGAGAAAGAGACGAAAGATCTCCTCTTCCTGCATATTCCAACATTTCAAAAAGAATATAATCTTGCAGATTATCGCCCAAACCTGTTGGATATATCCAGTTACCATAATCACCAACTTTTTGCGCTGCTGTTGGGCTTATATTGGTAACAACTGGAATTGGAGTTGAATCAATTGGTGAAGCAGCGCCTGGCGGCGTAACCGGTGGTGGAGTGCCACCAGTTCCTCCGCGAGTATTTTGTAATTTTGCAGATAATTGTCCAGCCAGTCCTTGCTGAGTATTAACCGCTGTGTTAATAACAGAATTATTGATTGCTTGATTTAACACTCCATTTGGACTATTTAATGATGCAATTGCTTGAGGACTTAAAACTGTATCTCCTACGTTTTTACCGAACGGAATTCTTCCAGCGTTAGCATCATCTTGATCGTAGGCAAATGCTGAAAATGTTCTACCCTTATCTGCAGAGTATGCCGCTAGGCTGTATCCACCTTGTTGAAGTCCACCAGGAGCATTAGGATTCCAACCAGAAGAAGCTCCAGTTCCTGGAACTAATCCATTTGCATATGGAGTATAATAAACACGTATTTGAGAATCAATTACTTTTCCATTATTATCTATTGTATATTCAGTTTGAGTCCTAAAAAATAACTGAGTTCCATTTAACTTTGGACCAGTTCCATCTGAGCTTATTATTCTCGTTTGCGTAGACATTAGATGGTTTTTTACCTATTTAGTGACGAATTTGGCATAAGGTAATGAACGTAAATACTCAAGTTCATTTTCCCCAATTACATGCATTTTACCCACAACTTCTTGCCAAGTATAATTTCTAGACATTCCCCAATGAAAATTTATTCCTTTGAATCCCCATCGCTCTACAGCAGTCACAGCGACTAAAGGATGTTCGTCATATGTAATATCTGAAGTTTTGGGTATGTATATAAAGGTATAATAATTGCCAACGTCGGGAATAAATTCAGATTCTGTAAAAACTTCAA